CCATCACCCCATCTGTCCAAAATAGGTTGTTTTGGGTAGTAGTCATTGTGAACATCTCTGGTGAATGTTTTTAGCTCATGTACCTCATCAAAATCTAAGACATCCACCAAAATAGCTAATGCTCTTAGTCGGTTAAACTCAGCTTGATTTCTAATCTTGAACTCTATACCATATTTACTCTTTGTCGTTTGGTTGTACTTCCTTATCAGATTTTGGTTCATCTTTGTCGGTATCATTATCTCTGTCACTGCCTGGTTTTTCCTCTCCATCAGGATTTTGCTCATCCTCTTCAGTCTTGTTGTTAACATTTGCCATTGCTGCATTTACTTCGTCCTCCTTTCTTTGTTTCTCAGTCTCCCAGTCATAGCCAAGTTTCTCTATGATTGTTTCTTGAGATAGGACTCCATTTAGTTGCATCATTCTCTCAATTGTTTCATCCGTCATAGATGGTAGATTAGAATTGATTGTAATGTTAACATTGTCCATAGCATAATTTCCACCACCTTTTAGGTTTATTCTTTCAAGTAACATTTTAAATCTATCATACATCAAGGTCCTAATTCCATCCTCAATTTCTGAAAGGGTAATATGCATAACGTAGAATTTTCTATCAATAGCTGAAGCATTAAGGTCAGCAGAGTTGAAAGCCAAATCAGCAGTGTTGGGAATTCCACACATTTGAAAGATTGTGTCTACATAATATTTTAGCATTGTTGTAACTTGACCAGCATCCACTGGTTTCACTAGCCAGTCAGCATCTCCCTGTGGCTCAACATAAAATGTTTTTCCAGCTAATACGTAATTGTCTTCGTCTATTCTGGCTTGGTTAAGTATCATCGGTTTTTTGTCTTTAGTTGCTGGATCTGGGTTTGGTATCATAATTGGATTTTGTGCTCTATAGCCAACAATTTTCATTTTACAATCTGTGTCATTGTATTGATATGTATTTCTAACGTTATTGATTAAGTCCTCGTAAGCTTTTATAATTGAAGCACATCTATCAAGTATGCTGAAATCACTCTCATACACATTGACTGGAACTTCCTTCCAATTATGCTCTTTGTCTTCCTCAAGTTTTAGATGTTTCTCATTTACTCCTTCTTCGTCACTAGCGATTTGTCTATTGTCTCTCGAATAGACCTCAATCTTTCCAGGTAAATAAACTCTGTACCAATATTTTGTTAAAGTTCCTTCTTTAGTTTCAAAGACCGAAATAACAGCTTGAAGTTTTGGATCTATTGAATTATCCCAAACTGCAACTGTATTTAAAGCATCTAAGTTGATATATTTCAATTTGTTTTCAGTGTCCTCCATTACTCTTTCATAAGTTGAACCATACAAAAGAGCTTGTCTAAATAATTTAATCTCTTCTTGTGTATCATCATTTTGCACTGCCAATGTTGTGAGAATATATCTCAATTCCTCGGCATATTTATCATCGACCGGGTCTTTTCCAAATAGAGTTTTTCCAAGCTTTTGCTCAACCTCACTAGAGACATCGACATCATAAGTGATTTCTCCAGCCAAATAACCAGTAGCTATGTCAACTATAAATTTCTCAAATAGGATCTGTAAGTTATCACTATCACCCTCTACTTCGCCGTCACTCTCAAAACTAATACCTCTCGAATATCTTTCCCAAAGTGACTTTCTCTTTGTTAACACTTGGTCTACTTGGTCAAACAAATCATTCTTGTTTGTCTTTTCGAATTCGTCATAGATTACTATCATAAACTAATTACCTCCCTTAAAATATTTTTCTACGATTTCATTGATAAAGTCATTAGAGCATGCGATAATTTCACAGACATCTTCTGCTTTAAACTCTCTTTCGTGTTGATTGTGACCATACTCCCACATCCAAACATGAGCCAATTCATGTTTGAGAGTTCTGATCTTTGTGCTTTTATCAACCCAATCCAAAAGTCTAATCGTTCGAGTGTGGTATTCAGTCTCACCTATGGTTGAAATTTCATCTCCTATGCTTGGAACTTGTATGATATTCCAAGTTTCACCATTAAGACTAAAATTCGTCAGATTGATGTCCACTTTCATTGATGTTGCCATTAGACCCACCTCCTTTGCTAGGAAATTGTATCACTAAACCGGGTTTGTTCATTTTCTTAGGATGCTCTTCATCAAACTCGGATAAATCACCACTCTCCAAAATCTGACCTGTTGCTATATTGAAGCCCTGTGTCTGACAGTTGGGACAATATAGATCTTTGAGCCATACTTTCGAATTCCAACAGCCAATATAGCGATAGCCACATTTTACACAAATCAACTCTCCTGTCAAATGAGGCTCATAGGCATCGATGTCAGTGATTGTTCCCATTAGTATCACCACCTCTTCTAATTTGCTGTATAGCCATAACGACCCAAGCAATAGAAAATATCAATTTTAAGATCTCATACTCAGGAGTTCCTGGCTCTAAAAAATTCCCAGTAGCTCTAGATTGTATTTTCAAATCAAATCTGCCCATACAAATACCAACATAGAAAAATGTTGCAATCCCAAAATAAAGAACTAATGTCAAATAAAGTCCATACATTAAAATAGCCTCCTATCTCCAACGGTTAATTGAGAAGTGTTCCAATAATCTTCCGTAGCATATCTAGCAGCATCTCTCAAGTGGTCATTGCCATCTGGTATTTTGGTTGTAACATTTCCATATTTGTCCCTTGCATATTCAGCAGTTGTGAATTCTCTCCAGGCATTAGGTGTTCTGGCTGGGTCAATATAGATGTGATTAAGTTCTTGTAGCCATTTAGTACCAAGCTCTCTTGAGTTGGGACCCTTCTTAGCCTCTAAGCAATAAAGACCTGCGTTGTTCAATTCCTCAATAACACGTTTGTCAATTTCACAAGTAATTGGTCCATAGCTATGCCATTTTTGTCTAACTCTCTCAGCAATTTCTGGTGATGTAAGTCTTTGTTCATATACCTCGTTCAAAATATACAAATCCCTATGAGTACTGTCGTAGTACATATCAATGTAAGCTGTTGGGTCTGGTGCAAATCCAAAGTCTATTCCTCTCAGTATCAAATCAAATGCTTTGACATAATCTGGGTCATAAGTATATCTACTAACATTAGGATAAATGATAGCATCTGGGTCACCAGGTTTTCCAAGTATTGTATGCTCATACTCTTTAGGACGATATTTTTTCATGTCCTCAATTTCTTCCCATATCTCAGCCGGTATGATATTTTTAGGTAAATCATAAACAGTTGTGTGCTGGTAATGATATTTTTCTCTAGTTCCCCACTCAACGTTCAAAGGATGCTCTGGGCTAAATGGAGTATTGAAAGTATAAGTAACCTCGAACTCGTTACCATTTCTGAATAATGAAAGTAAAACTTGACGAATAGCTTTTGGGTCAGTGAACTCATCAGCCTCTTCGAACCAAATGTAAGCGAAATAAGACTTAACTAACTTGATGGATTTTATTTTTCTGAAATCATCTGGCTGGTTAAGCATAGAGAACATTATAATTTGATGAGAATTTTTCCTTCGGATCTGTAATGGTGAATAAACCATCTCAAACTCATTTTCTACTCCCAAATCATAGATAGCATTGACATACTCGTTAAAAACTGAACCTTGTAAGGTATTACCGAATTTCCTAAAAGCTATACATGATTTCGTTTTAGTTGTATCTTTAAGCATTCCCTCAATATGTGACCTTGCAACTTCAGTAGATTTTCCAGAATATCTTCCACCACGCAAATAACGACGAGAGCATTTAAAACTGGGTAGGTGCATTTTCCAATATACAGGTAGGTGAATTTCACTAAGTCGTTTCAATATCATTTGCTCCACCCTCTTTCTCCATCATCTCCATGTATTTTGCCTCGATGTCATCTACAAAGTAAATTCTCTCATCTCCTTCGTTCTCAGCTTCAACCATTAGCATCTTGATTGCATTAAGTCTTTCACTAAAATTGGGAGTAAGATAAACTAAATCAGCATCCTTGCCAACATAGTCTTTTCTCTCTACTTCACCTCTGGCTATTTTCTCCAATAATATCTGGAGGTCTACTTTAGTCATACGGCGTTGTGGCTCATTTGTATCACGACAACGCTTTAGTACCTCAATAACATCTGGATCTTGAGACAATACAAAGAGTTCCTTAGATAATTCAGAGTTGTCTTTCTTTAGCCATCTCTCATGCAGCTCAGCTACTAATTCCAAATCGTGTGGGTTCTCATTGGTAAAGCCCAGTTCTTCAAAATAGTACTTGACTTTCTCAAGTGTAGTCATAGCAGAAGTACTTTTAGGTGTCTTGTCATTAGTAACACTGGTATCATTGCTAATTTCCTTTTCAGGAGCTTTTCTTGCCTTTGACATGAATTTTGCCTCCTTTCTTTAGGTTTTAGCATTAAGACGAGGTCTCAAAATCAATTTTAAGCCCCGTTAATATGGCCCGACAATAAATTACCTTAGCCATATATTTTATTTTAAAATAGGTTAGCTAATAGAATGATGACGGGGAAAATTAAATCATTAGTCCAATAGATGATGAACCTCAGATAAGATTCTGTCGATTTCGTCGATGACATATTCTTCTCTCACATAACCAACCGTGCCTTTAATTGTCTCACCCTTAAGACTGGCTTCTCTATGCTCTTCATCGGTTATCATACGAATTGGCTTATAATTCTCAGTCAAGACTGAAATATAATCGTTCTCGTTATAATAACCTTTATAAAGAGTACGTCTTAGGTTTTGTATTTCATATAATGCACTGAGAAGTTTATGTCTGTTTACGATTTCGTTAATATCACTTCTGTCTTCGTCCTCATCGAATTCAAATGTCACTTTAGCCATTAACTTCACCTTCCTTGTTTGATTTCATTTTATCACATTCTCTTGAAAAACTAAATAGCTTTCTCTCCAAATTTCATTTGTAACCATAACCAAATTGTGATTTCAGTTTTGGTTTCGGGCTGGTTACATTTTGGTTTTTTTCTGTACTCCTTGATATTACTATAGTTTATTTTATTTGTAATTATGTAACCAAATTTATATAACTTATGGATATTTTTAATATAAGACAATAACAATGTCGTAGTGAAAATGAAAAATATATGAAATAGGGGGCGCCCTGTTTTGGTTACATGATTTCTAGTCCGAATGTGTCAACCAATAGGGTTTGATCGCCCATAACCAAAATTTAACATGATTACAAACCCCAAATTTGCCCCCTAATTTTCTATATTTTCTTCATTTTCGGCTTTAGCTTTTCTTGCTTCATATCTTTCTTTCTTTAGTCTCTTTTCTTTTTCTGCTTGACCAACACTTCCACGTTGATAAATTCTATAGTTCTTTCCTTCAAATCTTTGTTGTCCTAGCATCCAATTTTGAGGCAGTTTCTTTTTAAACCTTGTGTTGAAGGTTTTTTGATTTTCAATATTATTATAGTATTGTGTTGTGCACCATTCGTAGTAATCGTGGTAGACTTGTTCACTGAATTGGCCATCCAACCAATTCCAAAAACCTTCAGCTTCATGTGTTTCTATCATATATTCCAAAAATTGTGAGATTCTGTCCTTATTCTCATCGATGAAATCTTCCTCCAATTCTTTTTGTTTTGGAAGTATTGTCAAATCACCTCTAATAACAGCTTCACGATGAGCCATAATAGCTTTAGTCATAATATAGCGTAGACCATTATTTCCTGGCTCTCCCAAGATTTTATCTTTTAAAAATATGTCCATCTCGCCTGGCTCTAATTCAAGTTCAAAAGGAATAAATGAAAGTCTTCTAATCATACCCTTTGTGCTATCAGCTATTCGAGGAATTTCATTGCAGCACATTACAAATTGGCTGTTAGGTTTCCATTGGATCGGATCTTTATGTTTGATGTTTACTTCAATATCCGAGCCATCTATCAAAGATTTTAGTAAACCTGTTTCTCTTAAAGTGGTAATTCCCACATCGTCAGTGACATTACATATACCCTTATAAACATTTTGGAGAGCAAAGTTATCATTGATATTAAGTATGTTTGCTGATGTCATTAGTCTTCCCATAATTTCTTTAACTAACTTTAGCAATACTGATTTTCCATTAGCTCCAGAGCCATAAAATATAAAGATCTTATTGATTTTCTTTACTGGTGCTAACATACATCCAACACATTCCCAAATAACTTTTTCTACCATTTCGTCTTTACAACTGATGTCTTTCATAAATTTATAGGCCATACCCTCTTCACCTAAAATTTTGCCATTCTCACCGATTTTTGGAGCTTTATCCACATTCAAAGTTCCATCAGCTTTTGACTTTTCATACTTTTTGATTAGCTCTTCTCCACGTCTCTCATAGTCTTTAAGCTCAGACTCACTCATAATTTCGTAGGGATAAACTATATCTGTAACAATAGTTCTGGTCATTTCTTTTGGAGGTTCATTAGCCACTACATTGATAAGTTTATTATTGCATACTATATAATTTTCATTTCTGGTTGCTTTGTAATCTGGGTTTGTTAAAATCATAATTGTCACCTGCCTTAAAATTTCTTCTATTTTTTGTGTTGTGATATTCATGTCCTTATATTTTTGTATCAAATAATTCTTGATGGTCTCGATATAATTGTCGTAGTGCCCTTTGTTTTCATCGAAGAAAAGTATTTCTCCGTTATATGATTTACAAGACCAAGTGTCAATAACATC